GCTCGAATGATGCCTCTATGGCACTAGCCCCTTTGATGGTTGGCGTTGATACCTCCACCATCTTGGAATTATAGAATGTGGTTGTTCTTGCCTCTGCTAATCCCCACGGATCTCCTTCGGTGCCTGCGCTCAATGGCCATCGGTCTCTTTCATCACCGAATACATATCGTGCTGGTATCGAGGCTAGTGCTGCTGGGCTATTGGCCCCCGTGATGGTTAACATACCGCCGGGAAATTGTTTTTTAAGAACAGTATTATTCCCATCTCGGCTTTTAGCATCTGCCACTTTTCCTCGTAATCTTTTGCAATCTCTAATCATTGCAGATATACGCCTTTTGGAGAAGTCTTGAGCCACGTCCACTGTTGGCAATATAAACAAAACAGGTCCCGGATCTATGTCTATTAAATAGCCCAGCATGTTTAACTCCATCTCGGATTTTCCTACTTGTGATGAGGCCACTACTACCAATCTACGGATTTTTGGATCCGTGAATGCGTCCATAATTTCTCGCAGATATGGTGTTCTGCTGGTTCTCCATGGACCTGCTTCTGCGCTGTTTTCAGGCGACAGTCTTCGGTATTTCTCGGCCCATTCCGTTACGGTTAAATCTTCGGGAGGTTTGAAGTTTTTAACTGCAGCAGCCACGACAGAGTTAAGAGCTTTAAGCTCCTCACTCCTCGTCCTCTTGCTCATTTTTCCACCCTTGACGTTCTCTTACTCGTTTTTGGTATTCTTTGGGGTCGTATTTGTAGTTTGAGAGCTCCTCTAATATGTCATAGACTGCCTCCTTTATCCTTTCGGATACTTCTGCTGGATTGCTTATTTCTGCGAGGTCTACCGCTAAAAGCCCGGGAAGTGCAAGCAGCATGCTTCGAATGTTTAATATCAGGTCTGTGGTCATTGCTTCCACATCTTCCGACCGGTGCATTTTCCCTTCAAGCTCCATAAGTTCCAGCTCGGCCATTCGTGCTTTGGACCTTTTCAGCTCAATTTCCGCATTAAGTTTCTCTGCTTCGAGGTCTGCCATCTGTGCTTTTTCTTCCCGGCCGTATGCCTTGTCTTGAAGGTATTTTATATATCTTTGAATTGTGGGCAACAGGTCATAACCTTTGCCGTCCACCTGCGAAATTATCCCTTCTTGGGTTAGCTGCTGCACCCGGCGCACTGTTAATCCAAATAATTTGGCTATAACTTGGGTTTTTTGCAGGTTTGGTTTATATGGTTCGGACATGACTTCCCTCCTTTTGGCGTAACGAAGTGCCCTAAAAATTTTTCTCCGTGTCTAGGCGTTTTTTGGGCTCGCGAGCACCGCAGGCCATTTTGGTTTCTGACAGGACCCGCTGAAGAAAAAATTTTTGCACGCTTTTTATTTTCGATTTTTAGCGCTTATTTTTGCCTCCATGATTAAAACTATTATCCTCGTCCTTTTCTCGTCAATTTGCCTGCATTCTGTGCTTGCCTACATACTCTTTAAAGTTTGTCCATGGCCGACTGGATATGATGGTCCAGACGCTTTTCTATATTCTCATTGAGTGTGGCCCTTATGTCATTGGCCACTTCCTCATTGGTTATCATCTGTGGAACAGATAATGTTGTGAATTTCTTTATATCCTTTCGGTTCTTGCTCATTCTTTGAAACGGAATATATGGCACTTTTTCCGGCGATGATGCTCCTGTCGGCATAAGGATATTATGCGATCTTTCGCTGTATGGTCCTCCCGGGATTTTCTTTTTGTTATACCTACCAATAACCACCTGTTTGCCTTTAAAGAATTGAGCTTTTAATATATAACTCTTTCCTCCGGCAGGTGGTTTCTTTGGTGTCATTCCAAAGTGAACCGGAGTAAGCAGTCGTCCTTCAAATACCAGCTGCAGCTCATCTATTGCTTCTCCTTCGACTTTTACTTTGCCAGCTGGTTTTTTATTTTTTTGGCTTCCGAGGATTTCTGCTTTCTTGATGTTATATGTTTTCGTCACGGAGGTAGCTACCCATCCCGGAGCTCTCTTCTTAATGTCGCTGATGGTCCTTTTGGTTACTATAGCGCTCTGCTTTTCGATGTTTTTGAGCTTTTTCTGCACTTCCTCGAAACCTTTAAAATTTATATCCATCATTCCTCTGGGCATGGGTATGACCCCTTTTCTTCCTAAAATATAAAAGCCGCCCGTTTTTTTCTTTCGGACGGCCTTTTTCATATGCTAATGTTAACATATAGATTTTGTCAATTACAAGCAAGTGTTCTTTAATTTTTGTAGTATCCTTCCGTGGAGCACCGTGACCCACTGTCTCGACCTGCACAATCTCTCGGCCACCTCTTCCCAAGTCAGACCGTCCAGATATTTCAGTCTCATAAGTTCACGGTCTATCGGGTTATCCAGCGTCTGAATTGCTCTCTCAATGGCCGCAGCTTCTTGTTGTGCTTTTTTGATGTTTTTGATTATTAATTCCTCGAGCTCAATCTTATTTGCTATGGCTATTGCCATCCTATCCACTGCATAATTTGAGTGAGGCATTCCGTCTCCTATTGATGGCTTTGGGTGAAGGAGCGAGGCTTCAATCTGGGCCAGTCTTTCCTTTTGAGCTTCAATCTCTTTTATGAGATATACATATTGTCTCAATCGTTCCTTGGTCATTACTCCTATAGGTTCTTCCTTCTGTTGGAGGCTTCTAGCTTTTTTGCTCAATTGTTATCGCCTCCTTCATCAGAAGATCCGAGTATGGCCATAACTTCATCTATTGGCAGCTCTTTGCCATCTCTTATGCATTTTAAATCATAGTATCGTTTGGTCACTTTAATATATCTCTTGACTATGACATCGCAGTATTTTGGGTCCAGCTCCATAAGGTATGCCCTTCTGCCCAGCTGATCTGCTGCTATGAGTGTAGTTCCACTCCCTCCGAATGGATCCAGCACTAGTTCTCCTCTGCGGCTACTGTTATGTATAAATCTGCCGACGAGTGCCACTGGTTTCATGGTTGGATGTTCTGCATTCCTTAAGGGCTTGTCCTCGTAAATAACTGTCGTTATTCCTTGGTCTAATAACTTTTCGAGAAGCTCTTTCAGTTCTTCCTTTTTGAGTTTGTCGAGGTCTATCTTATCGTCAAATACAGTGCTCTGTGTCCTGTCATCTATAAAGTAGTGAGCTGCTCCTTCCTTCCACCCATAGAGGATAGGTTCATGTCTCCAGTGGTAGTCTTGTCTTCCTAGCACCAATGAGTTCTTTACCCAGATTAAACATGAGGCCAGTTTGAATCCTGCATCTTTAAGAGCCTTCCTGAAGTTCAGGCCTTCCGTGTCTGCATGGAATATATAAAAAGCTCCGCCCGGCTTAAGATTCTCATACATACGCATATAGGCCTCCAACAGGAAGTTGTAAAATTCTGCATCGCTCATATTGTCGTTTTTGATGGTGAGTTTCTTTTCTGTTCCTCCCTCGTAGTTCACATTGTAGGGCGGATCTGTGACTATGAGGTCTGCTTCCTCCCCATCCATGAGCTTTTCCATATCGTCTGGGCTGGTGCTGTCCCCACATAATACTCGGTGCTGGCCCCCCCCGAGTATCCATAGGTCGCCGGGTCGTGTGAATGGTTCTTCCGGCGGATCTATGACCGCATCCAATCCATTAAGTTGGTCCTCTAGGCCATCAGTCAAGGCATCAATGATTGCCGCATATTCCTCCTCAAGGTATCCGGTCAATTCCAATGGTATTTCCCCTGTGTCGATTTGGCTTATCATATCCGCCAATGCTTTGGTATCTATTTCGGCCAGTTCTGCTATTCTATTGTCAGCTATAAGGTCGGCATATTCTTCTGCTTCGGTTGCATAATTTTGATAATCCACCGGGACCTCTTTTACCTGCAGTTTTATGGCCGCCATCAGTCTTCCATGACCTCTAACAATGAAGCCGGAGCGGGTGCTTACTGTAATGGGAGCACGCCATCCTTGGGCTTTTATTATCTGAGCTAAAAGCTCTATTTGATTATCCGGATGTTTATTTGGGTTGCCGGGATTTGGCACCAATTTCCCGATTGGCTCTATCTTATCGAAGGCACAAAATACCGGAATGCCATCGGCCATAGCTCTTGGTTTAGCTTCTGTAATATAATTGATTTCAGGTATTTCCACCTGTTTTTTCTTCTTTGCCATTAATATCCCCCTCTCATTTTTGTTTTGTCCTAAATCTTCCGGCATCCGTGCATGTTGCCCAATGAGGTATATGGCCTATGCCAGTTGCTTTATCTGGTCCTCCTGAAAAGTCGCAGGATATAACTTCACCGTTTGGCGTGATTACTTTTCCCTTTGCTCCTTTACGTTCCCAATATGTAACCGGTTCTGCATCGCACGGCATGCTTTTGCCGCCCTTTGTCTTTATAAAAATTATGTTGGCTCCGCATGCTCTACATTTGGCCATTACTTTCACCTCCTAATTTTCATATGGGCATCCGTCCGTTTGCTCTTGGGCTACCGGTATATTAAGCTTCATAAAGAGCTTATATTTATCGCACTTCTTAAAATTTTTGTCTTTGCAATCGACGCACTCTGTCAAGGCATGGCTGGCAAGGTCATATAGGTCATCCAGTTTTATTTTCACGGTTTCTTCTTGATCATCACGTTTTATCTTGGATTTATATCCCATGTTTATTTCAACATTGCCAGCTTCCCGGAGGAGCTTTTTCGCATAGTCCTTATCCATTCTGGCTACGATGCTATCGCTGGCCCGGAGCATGTGAGTCGTTGCTGTTTTTACTCTTTTCCTTTCCTCTGGTGATAGGCAATTAGTTTTTTTCAGCCATGCGTTTAGGTAGTCCCACGCTACAAGCATGAATATGTGATGCTCTCTATCTATCCTGTTCATATAGGTTTTCATGCATCGAGGCCTCCTTTGTGCTGGCTTACCTCAATTTCTATCCTCTCTCCGAGTCTGGCCAGTTTGTGTCGCTTGTAACTCTCTACCATTTCTTCTATGTCAAAGAGAAGTTTCATCTGGCCTAGCATAATCTCTACGTCGGCTATCTCCTCCGCTATATGGCCTATGTTTGTTTCTCCTCGGAGGCATTTGCAGAGCTCCTTCTGGAGCTCCGCCATCTCCTCAAAGGTAATAATTATCTGCGAGCCTTGCCCCCATGTTGCTATAGCTTTTTTATAAATTGTCTTTTCGTCTATGTGCTCCTCATGCTCCTCACCTTTTAACCAGCTCATGCATTCTTGCTCCGTCTTAAATTCTTCCACCCATGCGTCGCCGGTGCTATTGTCGATGCCTATATATATGCCGTTTTCTATGGTGTAAAATAAACCTCTAGGTTCTCTGGTATCGATGATTGATTGAGCTTCAGGTCTGGAGATCAGTTTAATCTCATCCATTTTGCTGGTCGCCCCTTTCAACAGCCTTCCAGACCGATACATTCCTTTGGGTTTTACTGCAGTATTTCTTGCCGACTACTATTGCCCTTCCTTCTTCTTTCAGCTCCGTTAGGCGTGGGCTTACAAAGTTGCGGTCATAGTATTTGATGTATCCCTTTGCCAGTAATTCCTCGGTTATCTCATGGGCTGTCATAGCCCGGTCCTTCATAATTTCAAGTATTAAGCTCTTTCTGTCGGTGATTTTTGGTAAAATAGCCTCATAGCTTTCCCTTCTGGTTTCATTAGTTATCATTTTTCTACCCCCTCCAAAAATCTTATAATTCCGCCAGTGGCTTTGATTTTAAAAGGTTCTAATTCCTCTATGGTCATGTGCTTATGGCCGTATATTTCTTTCATATCCCTCCATACAGTCCATGGCACCCTATAAAAACTCTGCAAATCGACCGATACAAGGATGAATGCTATTGCTCCCAGCTCGCTGTATTTTTGTAATCTCTCGCACTGTTCCTCTGTCAGCCTGCTTTGCTCTATTTTATCCGCACTGGTATGTTTGGCCTCAAAAACTATCGCTCTGCCATTGGCCAGTGTGCCTTTATAATCCGGTTGGGCCTGCTTCTCATAGTGGGCCACAAATTTTCCGCCTCCGAGGCTTTTTATTGGCCTCATTGGTTCCGGTGTCTTTTCAATGACTGCGATTTGCCGGTCCTCATAATATCTGCAGGCTGCGTCTATCATTTTCTCGAAATATTGGCCTACTACTTTGGCTTGCGCCCCTTGGATCTGCCTTCTTGGATCTTTTACCCTCTTTAATGCTTCATATGGTGTAAGATCCTTATATCCCTCATGGTTATATTTGCTAATCTTAGCCATGCTGCACCTCCTCTGTGCTTATGCTCCTGATGGGTATTCCCAGCTCTTTGGCCAGTTCTATCTCGGAGGCCATTCCCTCGCTTATAACCTCTCCGAATACCCAGAGCTCATCGCACCTTTTTAACATCTCCTTGCCCATCGCTATGCCTGCTGCTCTTTCCTCTGGGATGGTATCGTCCATGAATTGCGTAAATAATAAGTGCGGTGCATATGGTATGTGTCCTCGATTAGCTACGTATTTGCAGTATTGTCTCGCTTTGGCCATGTTCTTTTCATAATTGCCTCGTAGCGGGCTGGCTACATATATAAGCTTTCTTTTCTCTGCTTTTTTCGATGGGGCATAATTGCCGCAGTGTCTATGTAAATGCTTTTTGTAAAACGGGCATGTCCCGGGATATTCATCTACCGTCTCTGCTCCTATTCTGCAAGTTCCGCAATTTTCAATCACCGATTTCCCCCTCCTCTCTTATTTCCGGAAGGCTTATTATCTCAATTTTCACTCCGTAGATCCTTCCTAGCTCGATAGCTGCTTGATGGCCTTCCGGTGTGAATATATCTAATCTTCCGATTTTATTTAATTCACTGCCTCCTCGGTCAGCTATGATATAGGTCTTTCCGTCAATCGCCACGATGGTTCCAAAGGGTAGCCAATTGCATGCTGCTACTGGTATGTCTGGTTCCACTCCGTTTTCTATTTTTAAGCCACTCGCAGTTATGCCGTCCGTCTTGCCGCAGCATTTTTGGCATATACAATAATGGGTTAGTTCTCCGGTGATAATATCTCCCTCGGTTATGCCGTTATATGTTTTTGGCTCCGGTTCGTGATCAGGCTCTGGTTCTAGCTCCCGTTCTTGCTCCGGTTCCGGTTCTTTTTTCTGTTCCACGGCCAGAGCCTTTGGTGTATCCAGCTTTAATATGGCATTGGCTTCCGTCTCTTTTATGTTGCAAGATACTATGATCATCATCGTTGTTGCCGCAGCTGCGGCCGTTATGAAGGCTACAATTCGTTTCATTATCTGCTCCTCCAGCTGGGGCCAGTCATGATAATTCCTTCACACATCTCCCGGAGTCGGTCTACTATTGCCTCCGCTGTTATGCTGTCACCTCTCTCTGGTGTCAATCTCTTAACTAGGGCCCTGTCGTCATAGTTTGTGGTGACTATGGTCGGCATATATCCTTCATAACGGCTGTTGATTATTGTATATATCTTTGAAACTCCCCACTCTGTTGGTGGTTCTTTGCCCATATCGTCAATGATCAGGAGCGGGACCTCCTCATAAAGTTTTAGCACTTCTCCCTCTGAAACGACTCCTTTGTCGTAAGTCCTCTTTATCCGGTTCAGTAGGTCAATCATGGTCATGCAAATTACAGGCGTTCCTTGGTTCATTAACTGATTTGCTATGGCAGCTGCAAGATGGGTCTTGCCAACTCCGATATTGCCTACTATGAATAATCCGTTTCGGTCCATTTTTTTGCCGTTAGCTGGGAGTTTTTCCTCGAATGTATCAGCATATGCCTTGGTAATTGCATAAGCTGTTCTATTCTGTTCAGTAACCGTGAAATTATCAAATGTCCGGTTTAAAAAACGCTCTCTCATTCCGCTTTCGCCGATGATTTTATTTATTTTCCGCTGCATTCTTTCGGCTTCTTCTGCCTGTCTCTGTCTTTCCTCGGCTTGTTTTTGCTCCAGTTCCCGGCGTTTCATATCTTCTTGGAATGCCTCACAGCTGCACTGTTCCGAATTTGGAAACCATAAGACTCTATCACCGATTTTCCCGCCTTTCGCATACATTGGTTTACCGCAAAATGGGCATGGTTTGGGCTCTGGCGGGTCATATTTTATTGCCTCCGGATCCGAAGCCATTATCAATGGGTCATTATTCTTTTCCGGTTGGGTTTGTAGCCATTCTGAAACCTGTAAGTGTTGATGTCTCCTCTGTTCCTGTGTTAGTTTCCGTCCTAGAATG